TATCATCTACATAAACTGACACACTTAGTCCATTACTTGTGAACTCTGCTTGTAAGTCTATCGTTGATTCAATCACTTCTGTTACATCAATCACACTCATAACCACTCCTTTGGTATTGTTTGTTCTGCCCATATAAAACCATTACGGTCTGCCCATTCTTGACAGGTCATCTTAGAACCATCCTTTCTTTTCTTAGCACCTTGAATAGTAGAACTTGCTTTTTGAAATACAAAACGTATGTCAAGTTCAGGATGCTGTGACTTGACTGCCTTCATCTTACGTTGGCTGTCTTGTCTAAAGTATCCTTTAAGTTCTACTATCATTGTGCCTACTCTTAAGTCAGGGATATAGTTACGTTCCACATAGTATGATAATTTTACTGGCTCATACTCATGTGGAACGTTACGTGATACTAGGTCTGAGATGACCTGTGCTTCAAAAGTCCCCTTCGTCACTAGCTTTACCTTCTGTATCTACATCATCAAAGACAGCTGAGTTATCTTTTGCTATAGCTTTAGCAACGAACCCTTCTTCCTCATCAAAGATAGAGGTAGCAGTACCATGCTCAACTAAGTCTATAACTTGTAGAGCCTTCAGTCTAAGTGACACACCTACAGTCTTACTGCTTGGCATGTAGTAGGTGACAGGCTCAACTGCTATCTTAACAACTGAACCATTGCCTATCAATTGCTCACCCATCATTGGATTACGTTTAGCATCCACGACATTAACCTTCTGCTTGTAGGTCTGACCATTCTTACCTTTGATCTTAGCCTTGAGTTTACTCTTGAACACAACACTGCCTGTGGCATTACCATCTTGATCCATCTCTGGCTCAGTGATTGGTCGTTTGGACAGGGTTGCCTTTGCTTGTGGCTTATCCTTGACAACCTTGTCGAACTCTACATCGATGAGTGCTTCAAGTTGTTCACAAACTTGGGCAGCTTCTTCTTCAGGCATGACAACCTGTATAGAATACTCCCCATCTTCATTGAACCTTGTGTCTGGTTCATAGACTTTAGCCCATACGGACTTACCTTTTATTACTAGCATATAATACTCCTTATTGCTACGTGTTTGCCAAATGGCTAGGATGTAACTTTAGAAATCAAGCAAAGAAATAATCTGATTTCAATACGTTACGGATATCTAGGTTACCCATACTTGGGGGCAGAGGAACATCCTCAGTACCTAGTGTCTTGATTGCATGTGTCCTTAGTTCATCAAGAACATCATGCTCTTCATACATACTAACAAACTCTTCACGTAAGATGTTAGATAGCTGTGGCATGTTACTACTATGTGTACCATAGCTGTCATGAACCATAGCAAAGTCTACTATCCCTACCTTAGTAGCCTTGTTAATAGTACGTGTCATAGCAGAAGCATCCAAACTGTGGATGAAGTTAGGACTACTACCTAACCCTGTCCTCTGCTTATTAACTGTGTCCTTCTTATCTTTAGGAAAGGATAGAGATACTACATCACCATTGATGTGTGTCTTGATCCTCTTCTGTTGTACCTCACTGTAATGTTGTAACACTAACCAACCTGTAGGTGTTACCCATTCCATGTGTTGTCCCATGTTAGAGTACACATCTCCTACACTCTTAACATAGTCCATCACCTTACGTGCTGATACTATCACACCACTGATGCTATCCCATATGTGTCCTGCTAGGTAGTGAGTGACATTAAACAAGTCATCCCCAAATATATTAGGTGCACCTTCCTTTATCTTATCCTTGATAGCTTCTTCTATGTAACCACGACAGGCATGCTTAGTACCTGAGTAAGGTACAATCATGACAGGTCTCTTAGCTAACTTCCTATCAATACCAAACTCTAAACATTTTCTACCTAGCTCTGTGTCCTCTTCTCTTATACGTTGGGTAGCTTGTTCAGCCACCTGTGTGTATATGTCTTGAGGTTCAGCAGAAGGTATGAGGTTGGTAGCTAACCCACCTAACTCATCTCTTAGTATAGCAGACAGGTGTTGCAATCCATTACAACTACCATCAGCTGAGACAGGTAGCCTAGTGTGGTAACCCCACCCCTGTTTAGCTAGGGCTGACATCTCATAACACCAAGCTAAGAACTGAAAGGGTTTGTCTGCTTCCAACCACAATTGATTATCGTATGGGTTGGCTACTATCCTATGTGTCTCATCAACAAAGTCCCATGCCCATGCTTCACGTCTGTCTAACGTTACCTTGTCGTTACCATATAGGTTTGCACCATGTATACACAACCACCTTGCATCATCCCAATTGTTTATAGGTAGAGAGTACCCAAATTCTAGTAGGCTCTTGCTCCAATCAGCAGACTGTGGTGATAGGAACGTACTGCTTGCATACTTACGTGACCTGAAATCATTCTGCCACACGTAGTAGAACCTGTCATACTTAGCAAACTGTTCTGCTATCTGTAAGGTACGTTCAACTTGTATACGTTTACTAACACTACGATTATTACTTGAGTATATCTCAGCACGTTTACGTGACCAGATTCTAAAGATAGCTTTCTCTTCCAGATTCATTTCACTAGGTTCTTTACTGAAGTTGTAGGTAGGTATAGGTATATCTTCTCTGGCAGGTAGCTTGCCCACCTCTTGTCCATTGTCCCATAAGTGACGGATAACATTAAGTACATTATGATTTATTCTCCACTCAGTATGTTGCAGAGAATTGATACATGCATATTCAGATGTCAAGTCTTGATCAGCTAGTCTTCTTAAGTGTATATTTAAACTCATTACTTTCTCCTCACTATAGGTAGTTCATCTATGTCGTGACCATGATAACCACCACCCTTAACTGTTGTCCAATCTTTAGGTGGTATAACACATGGTAAGTATCTAGGTTTAGAACCTTGCATGTATTCATTGAATGCCTGTATCCAATCAACAGTATCTTGTGTAGGTACAACGTAGGTTGCACGTCTCTTACGTTCAGTCTGTTGTGTGTCTAGTCTAATCACACCTGTACTTTGTATGATAAGATCAACCATCTTGAACCCAACATGTACACGTTCAGACTTAAGCCACTCAGTATTCTTATAGCCATCCTTGTTCATCTTGTTAGTCAGACCAAAACGTCTAGCTCCATATGCTTTCTTCATAGCAAGCTTGATTGTATTGGTAGCTACATCTCCTTCACTATGTATCCACTTGTCTAACCTATCTTGTATCTCTATGTTAGAGCCTATAGTTCTAGCTACATACAGTAGAGTATTCTTCCTACTAATGCTATCAACTAATGTGACTAGTGATAAGTATGATACTTGTTCAGCATCCATGTCCTTTAAATTTTTCCAAGCAATATCTCGTGAGGTATTAGTTGGGTTGTTAATGAATTGAGTTACTGAACCAGACACTGCATGTACTAGTCTAGATATTATAGCTCGTCCGTGTGGTGTGTGTGATTCCTTTCCTCTAGTTATTGCACCATCTACTATCTTTCTAAAGCGATGCATGCCACCTGTCATCATGTCAGTCTCTAACTGAAGTTGTTCCTCAATTAGTTGCTGTTCTGTTTCTAAAGTTACATCCAAGATTGACCCCCTTTGACATTAGTTTAACTGTAGATCATTGAAGATATACTAATGGATACAACTCCAAGTAACATCAATACAAACTGTGTACCTACCAATGAGTAACCATTATACATACCTACACCTGATACTGTAACCATCAAGGCTATCCATATCATTACTATTAAATCAGTCATACTTTTTCCTTCGTGTTATACATTTCAATCCATTCCCTACCTTCATCTACCTCATCTGGTAGTAACTCAATAAACTCTTCATCTCTCTTCAAAGCACAACCATCCTTATGCCCATGTAAATACTTGATACGTAGTTGTGGTTGTTTATCTGCATCATATGTATTAACATAACCTATGTCATGGTATCCATTGTGGTAGCCTACGATATAAGCATCGTCATATTTATTTCTACTCATCTGTGTTCTCCTAATACTACTATGTTACTAACTTCATTATCATTACCTGCTTGATGATCAAACTCAAAGACTAATTGATTCTCCCATATGCTATAGTCTTTAACCAAGCAAGCAAGTATCATTTCATTTAACACCTCTCCTTCATAGCACTCCAATGGTGTACCTATTGGTATCTCTGTAACATAATACACAGGTACTACAGTTGTGAGTGTAGTCTCAGAGTTCTGGTAGATAGATAGGTATACCTCCTTATCTATATTTAAGTGTACGTTGTGGTGGTCTGTAAATTCCATGTCACTCATTTGTTATCTCCTCTGTTATAACTATCCATTAATCTTTTACTTGGCATCACACCATTTAACACACA